CACTAATTGGTTGGGTTGAGAGTTCAGATGTTAATAAAGCAAAAGAGATAGATAAGATTCTTGATGCACATAAGCAATCAAGATTTACGTTGCCTGAAACACCAAAAATTGCAAAACAGGCAAACGCAGAAGGAGGTAATGAAGTGGAAAAACTTAATGTAGGCAAAGAAGCAGACGTAGTTGCAGAAGATGTAACTGTTGAAGCTCCAGCCGAAGACGCAGCAACAGACGCAGCAGTTGAAGAAACAGAAGTAGTTGCAGATGAAGCAGCAGTTGAAGTTTCTACTGAAGACGCAGTAGCACAAGACCCTTCTGCCGAAACTCTGGAAAAAGCAGCCGAAGTATCAGAAGATAAGGTTGATGAACCTGATTTTGCGAAGATGTTAGGCGATCTAAAAGGCTTTTTCTCAGAAACTCTAGGTAAGGCATCAGAAGCAAATGCATCACAGGTTACAGCAATTAAAGAAACTGTTGAAACCTTTAGCAAGAGCGTAGATGCTCGAATCTCAGAGTTGGCAGAACAACACACAGCACTTTCAAGCGCTGTAAATGATATCAAGAGCACGATTGATAGTGTACAAAAGCGTGTCGATGCAGTAGAATCCGAGACTGCAATCAAGAAGTCTTCTGATCTTGGCCGATCAGAGGAAGTAACAATCAAAAAATCAAAGTGGAACGGTTCTTTCCTCGGTTCCGTGAATGAAATATTTAACTAAGGTAGGTATAAAATAAATGAGCAATGAAACATTAGAAAAAGCAATTGCAGCTGGCACAACAGCCACTGGCACATTCGCTTCATCAACTGGTGGAACAGGAGTACACACAGCGTCTGAAAATGGCAATGGTGGTCTTCTCAACCCAGAACAGTCTGCTCGATTCCTTGACTATATGTTCGACGCAACCGTAATTGGTAAGGTCGCACGTACAGTACGTATGAAGTCAGACACAGCCGAGATTGATCGTATGTCCGTTGGTGAGAAGCTTATGAAGCTTGCAACCGAAGGTGACGACACAGCAGCAAACAATGCTGTAACTTTCTCAAAAATTTCTTTAACAACTAAGAAGCTACGCATGGACTGGGAGCTTTCAACAGAGTCTCTAGAAGATAACATCGAGGGTGCAGATCTAGAAGATCACATTGCACGTTTGATGGCAACACAAGCAGGAAATGACATCGAAGATGTTATTCTTAACGGTGACACATCTCTATCAGGAGACGCTCTTTACAAGTCATTTGATGGCGTTGTAAAGAAGGCAAAGTCAAAAGGTCGTGTCGTAGACGCAGCTGGAGACGCAGTATCTCGTGAAGTATTCAACAAGGCGCTTAAGGCTATGCCACGTAAGTACAAGCAACGTCGTGGAGACCTTCGCTTCCTTGCTGGATCAAACTTGATTCAGGATTTCCTATATGCTAACAGCATTGGAACAAACCAGACAATCCCACAGGACATCGCATCAAGCGTAATCCGTGGTGGAGTCGCACCTCTAGGTGGACCAGCAGGATATGTGGCACCATTCGCATTCGGTATTCCGATTGTTGAAGTACCACTTCTTAATGAGACACAAACTGGAGATTACGTATCTCCAGCAGGATCACACGGAGATATCCACTTGTCATTCCCAAATAACGTAGTTATCGGAATCAAGCGTGATGTAACTGTTTACCGATTCTTCTGGCCACGTAAGGACTCAATTGAGTACACAATGTATACTCGTGTTGGCGTCCAGATCGAGCAGGCAGATGCTTGGGTAGTCGTAAAGAACGTTAAGGTTGCTTCTTAATTAATTAAGAATTAACCCCCGAAAGGCCCCCAATTAATTTTGGGGGCTTTTCATTTTAATTTAACAATGCTATAATTAAAGAACCTAACAAAGGAGAGAATATGTCATTTGAGACATTGAAAGTAGCAGAACTCAGAAAAATTGCAGAGGACTTTGCAGTTGACACTGATGGAATTAAGAGTAAGGCAGATATCGTTGCCGCCCTTGCAGAAGAGGGAGTCACATGGTCTGTGTATCAAAAGACTATTAAGGATCTTGAAGAGGCAGCAGAAGAGTTTGCTGACACAGAAGAAATCCTTCCAAGATTTAATCCAGACGCTCAGCCAGAGAACACAGTGCTAGTCAGAATGACTAGAGAGAACTATAGGTACGATGTTATTGGATTCACATTTACAAAGGAGCATCCTTTCATTGCGATGACAGAAGAAAATGCTCAAGAAATTTTTGATAAGGAGGAGGGCTTCAGATTAGCAACTCCAAAGGAAGTTCAGGAGTATTACAACTAATCTAAGCTTTTAAAATGGCAGAGATATATGTAAACAGCAATTCCCCAATTAAGACAAAGATCTATTGGGAGGGGGAACTAGTATCCCCAGAAGGAAGCGTTACAGCAAAAGTATACGATGTTACAGAAAGTATTACTAGTAACGTTAATCCTAATACAGTTTTAACAACATTAACTGCTACAGCAGTTGAGACAGATGCTGGAACATATCAAGTCATATTGCCATTTTCTTATACGGCA